TAGTTACTACGTTCATCTTAACAACTTCACCTGGTACTAATTTTTTAATACCTTTAAACAATGTCAAATAACCAGAATTATATCCTTGTTTATAATACTGTTTGAATGCCTCTTTATCTACTTTTCTTTCAAATCCTAATGTTAATAAACTTTTAATCTCGGATGAAAAAGCAAACTTACCATTTATATAACCATAATAAAGAGGTTTAGTTCCATTACTATCTCTGGCAATAATTAATTCTTTTGTTATCTTATTATAACAAGCAAACGCAAACATTCCATCTAATTTTTCAATAAATGATATACCATATTTTTCTAAACCTAACATTAAAACTTCTGTATCTGTATTAGTTTTAAGTTTAAATTCTTTACCTAGTTCTTTGTAATTGTATATCTCTCCATTATATACTAATACCCTATCGTTATGAATCCAAGGTTGTTTTGAATTTTCTGTAGTGTCTATGATTGATAATAAATTATGACCTAAAGTAATATCTTCATCTTGCCAATGTCCATTACCATCAGGTCCTCTATGATGTGCTTCGCACAACATTTCTTTTATCAAACTAGTTGATGACCATAATATTCCGTGTATCGCACACATAATTATTTTTGTAATAACTCCTTTATATAAGGTATAATCAAGTGTGAATTAAATTCTGACCAATCAAATTCTGTATGAGATACCATTTTATACCAATTTAAAACTTCTAGTGGAGTAGCATAATATATCTTCTCTATCCTATCAATACTAGTATTGTTTAATTTAATTCCAAAATTCCATTTTGAAGTAATACAAGGTATTCCTAAATTAATAAGTTCAAAAATACTTGTACTTTCTCCTAACACACCACAATAAACTCTATCTACAATAGTTCGTAATTTGGTCTCTCTTGGTAAAACTTCAACATCTTTCACCAAATCTTTAACTACAATTTTACTTAATGGGTGTGGTTTAACTATAATTTTTCTATTTGTTGCTAGTCTAACTCTTTCAACACTAGTTTTAATAAATTCTGGTACAGAAACAGAAGATGTAGGGTCATATTCTAAACCAGGCATAATTAAAACTGCACCATCTTTATTATTTTTCCATTGATGTGGTTCTATATTCTGCAACTTTATTTTATTTTTCTTTTCAGTTTTTTCAATCATAGTATGTAATCTTGATGGTTTTGAATTATCAACTTTACACCATTTAGTTCTTCCATATGTCCAATGACCTAACCCCATACGATAATATCTTGGACCTGTATTTTTATACCAAGAATCTATGTAATTACATTTTATTCTTGATAATGTAGCACTTTCAGTTACAATAACTTTTTTATTATACATCTTTGCTAGTTCTTGAACAAAGACATTTATAAATTCCATTCTTGCACTTCTAACTCCTGTGCTTGGTCTTCCGTGAGCTAGTTTACTATCTTCAGCATAAATTTTATCTGGTTTCCATTGTCTTGCTGGATTTGTACTACCCCAAGTACCATCAACTAGATAAGCGTCAGCATTTTTTATCCAATATAAATCTTCTAAAGATATTGGTTTATCTTTTACTTCAGCAACTCTATGTACTGACATATCAGATTGTGAATTAGAATTAATAACTCCACATATTGCTGCCAATGCATTACCCGATCCAAAAGCTACTATCTTTTTCATTAATCTTTATTCATTTTTCACATTATAAAAAGTATATTTAACTGTTAATTCTTCCCACGCTTTTATAGGTCGTTCAGTATATAAAAAATACTTATTATAGTCTTCAACATCTTCACGCCCTAATACACCTCTAACCTTTATACAGTTTGGTTTATCACTATGATTAATATGTCCACCTAAAGGTGTTCTTATAAGTTCATCTTTAACAACAATATGACATAAACCTAACTTTATATCTTTCTCAATAAACTTTGTTGTAAATAATCCTTGACCTTCTATAGAAGATTTTTTAATTATTAATCCGTCTGGTAATGGTTTATACATTTGTATCTCCTAGATGTAAATAAGACATCATAACATATTTTGGTCCACTAATTGGTTTTAATCCAGCGTGTGGATGAGTCCAAAAAGGTGGAAACATTAACAATCTTCCTGCTCTTGGTGCAATCTTTATTTCTTGTTTTATTAAATGTGTTTCACCGCCTTCTTCAACATCATTAAGATATAAAATAAAAACTAAAAATCTTTTTGATGAAGGACCTTTAGAACGGAGTACATCAACGTGGATTTTAAATTCATCTTTATCATTAGGTAAATACTTTTTTATTCTTATGTTTTCTCTATCAATTACTGGTGGAAAATCTCCTTTATCACGTATATTCAAATTTTTCTTAAATCTATCTGTATATATTTCCATCATTTCCATAAATTTGGTTTTAGTTTCTATCCAAAAATTTGGATTAGAAGATGTATCTAAATCAATTTCAGTAAATTCTTTATTACCAGTTTTAAATGCTTCTACTTGGGATTTATCCTTATGAGATATCTGTTCAAACTGTTTAATAAACAAGTTACACTCTTCAACTGGCATTGCCCAATTATACACCATCATATTATTCCTAGCAAATTCATCCATTGTTTCCTTTGGTAAATCTTTTAATCTAGTTTTTATTCCTAATGCTTTATTGTCCATAACTACTCGGTGCCATAAATGTTCGTCTAACTATTGCTGCTTGTTCATCTTTAGTTTTAACATAATATCCTTCAATATGTGTGTATCCATTTTCTTTTGCCCAATACACTCTCTTGTTGCCTGTATGTACTGCAATACCAGGTATAGGAATTCCTGAATATGCGTCCTTCGGCCATCTTTTTTCTACTAACCAATAATACTTCATATTAGTATATATGATTGGATACATCATACCTAACCTATCTATACTTTTCTTAAATTTAGGATATCTTTTCATCATCCAATCATTATCAGCAGTTAACATTAAATTTTCTAATGGTACTTCTACTACTCTTGGAGTTACACCTACTAAAGGTTCATCTTTACAAGTAACTCTTTTTTTTGCTTTTAATAATTTCATACTTGTAATTCAAAAACATCAAATTCAATGCCTTCTAACTCTTTTGGTTTGCCTTTAGGATAAGTCGGCCAAAGTTGGAATTCTTCTCCAGTTGTATCACTTTTACAACCTGCAACTAACCAATCCCATTTAAATTCTCCATCTATAACAAACTCGTTCATCACTTCATATCTTCCATCTGGTTTTTGTAAAAGTAATTCTTTTTTACATTCTTCCATATTTTTATACCAACCTTCCATTTGAAAAGTTTGTTGTGTTTCTATTGGACTATGACCAATTAGATATGCTAATATTAATATTTTAAAGTCGCCCATAATTTGCCTTTGCTATATACCAACTATCAACTATATCTGATACTGGATTGCCTGCCTTTGCTGTGTCTAATAACTTCTTTAAATCTGTTTTTGTATCTTTACAAAATTGTTCGTACATCATTTCTTTATCTGCATTACCTTTACCTGTAGCAAATTTCTTAACAACACTTGGTACAATAACACTATATTTCCATTTTTGTTCTAATAATCTATATTTAAGTATACCACAATTTTCTGCTATTTGAAATAATGCTTGACCTTTAGAACCATAAGAATAGTTTTCTATTGCTATTGTAATCCCACCAGGTTGATATAAACGTAAAACTTTTAAAACCCAATCAGAAATTTGAGTAAATCTTTGTATAGGGTCTGTCCACGGTTGATGTTCAGAACCATTTATATTGCCAAATATGCCCATATGTTTTTTCTTATTAGTAAGAAAATAGAAACGGCTATGTTCAAACGTAAAGTCTTCTGTTACACATATTGCAGGACTTGTTAAACTATAATCAATCCCAACTTGTTTCATCTTCATCTCCTTCAATAATTCCATCTTCTTCTTCATCATCAAATTCATAACTACAAAATGGACACGACATAGGTTTCATATCTGTTTCTTCTTCATCATACTTAATTGTAAATTTAGTCTTACAATTTCCACAGGTGGTCTTAAATTTCTTTGTTACTTCATTTAGATCCATTATATACTTTTACAATTTAAATTTCTTGAATTGATCCTTCTGTACGTCTTGTTTAATTCCACCTATAACATAACTTTCAATTTCGGTCTCCTGTGGTGCATTTTGTAATGACCTACTATTTAACCAATGGTCAACCCAAGGTAATGGATTTGTTTTCTGGTCGTATCTTGGTTCTAATCCTATTGCTCTCATACGTCTATTTGCCATATACTCTACAAATTGATGTAATAGTTTTTCTGATAATCCTATCATAGAACCTTTTGAAAACAAATAAGTTGCCCAACGCTTCTCTTGTCCAACTGCATTTTCATACATTGTATAAACTTCTTTTTCTGAATCTTTCATAACTTTATTCATAATTTTATCATTTTCATTATCACGATAGTTATTAAGTATTCTTTGTGTGATTGATAAATGCAAAGTTTCATCCCTTGCAATTAAAGAAAGTATTTTAGCAGAACCTTCTAACAACTTTAATTCTCCAAATGCAAACGAACAAGCAAAAGAAACATAAAATCTTAATCCTTCTAATATATTAACAGTCATCAATGTTAAATATAATTTCTTTTTCAACTCATACATATCAACACTATCTGGTTGTAATTGCCATTTATAACCTAAATTAATCATATCATCATATCTACTTGTTATACTCATTGCCCTTTTCTCAATTTTCTCATCTGTAATTATAGTATCAAAAACTTCACTAGGATTTGAATATAAGTTCTTTATAATGTATGTATATGAGTGTGAGTGTATGTTTTCAAAGAAGTCCCAAGCTATAACACAACTTTCTAATTCAGGTATAGATACAAATGGTAAAAATGCCAAACAAGGTCCACGTCCTTGCACACTATCCATCATTGTTTGATATTTTAAATTAGATGTAAATATAAATTTACTTGGTTCATTTAATTCTTTAAAATCTGATATATCTTTTTGTAAAGATACTTCTTCTGGTCTCCAAAAATAACCTAACTGTTGTTGAAACAGTTTATTAAAGATAGGATATTTCATTTCATCATATCTTTGCACTTGTAAATCTTTACCAAAAAACATAGGTTGTTTGGTATAATCTAATTTCTTATCTATATTAAATACACTTTTAGTCATTTATCGGTTCTAATTGGTCTTGCATTCTTTCTGATTCTGTTAATTCATAATGGTGGTCATCACTATCACCTGCTGTCCATTTATTCATATTATCTACACTATACTCTCTAGTAGATACTTTATAATCTGGTCTTTTTGGTTTACTAGGTGTTAATGATTTATCATAAAACAAAACTCTATTATTAGGTTGAGCAGCAAAATGCCCATTATCTAACTTTAGTATGTTAAATGATTTATGTTGAGAAGGAGTTTCACTATACCCTACATTATTTTCTTTATTCGTTGCACAACAACTATCTATACTAAACATATAGTTTCCTTCATATAATTTCTTACTTGGTGATAAAAACGTACATCTATTACCACTTACCAATTGTTTCTGTATAATAGTAATATCATAATCAAAACAATCCCATAACTGTAATTCTGGTAGTGCTATATCTTCTTTTGTTTTTTTCCATACAAAAGCATTTATAGGCAACTTATCATATAGTGCTCCTGTTTCATACAAATAAGTTTCAAAGTATAATGCTCTGCCTTGAATACTTTTAACAGTACACCAAATACCTGGTTCAAACTCTCCAAAACCTTTTTCTAAATCATAAAGGTATTGTTTTTTAACTAGTACTTCCGTATGTGGTACATTTGCACATAAAAATGCCATAAAGTTCCTTTAAATTACGCAGGTTTCACATTCTTCTTCGTCTTTTTTCTCCATTATAGTTTTTGTTTCTGGCACATCATCTTTCCAACCAATAGGGTGTACAGGTTCCTCTATATCTCTTTTACTATCATATGTATTCTGATAATAGGAAGTCTTCCATCCTAATTTATAAGTTGTTAATAAATCTTCCGCCATTATTGATAAAGGTATTTCTCCTTCATCATAATTTTCAGGATTATACGACCAGTTTCCACTAATTGATTGGTCAAAATATTTCTGCATTACTGCTACTATGTTTATATATCCTTCGTTAGATTTCATATCCCATAACAATGTATAATTATTTTTCAATTTTTTATAATCAGGTACAACTTGTTTTAGAGTACCTTTCTTACTTTTCTTAACTGAAATATAGTCCCTAGGTGGTTCAATGCCGTTTGTGGCATTACAAACCACACTAGAGCTTTCAGAAGGCATTTGAGCTGTGAGTGTGCTATGTCTTAACCCAAATTCCTTAATATCTTTCCTCAAGTCTTCCCATTTGTAAGATAGTTTCCTAGATACAATCTCATCAACTTCTTTCTTATAGGTGTCTATTGGTAAGATACCGTCTGAATACTTTGTTTTAGAAAAGGATTCACATTTGCCCTTTTCTTTTGCTAATTCATTACTTGCTCTTAATAGATAATATTGGAACGCTTCTGATAGTTTATCAACTTCTTTCCAAGCAGATTTACTTTCATAACCAAGTCCTAATGTTGCTAAGTAATGAGCAAGACCAATATATCCAATTCCTAAACTTCTTCTATTTCTTGTAGAAATTTCTGCCGCTCTAACTGGATATCCTTGATGGTCTATAACTTCATCTAATGACCTTACTGCTAAATCGCATAAGGATTCTAATTCATCTAAATCTTTTAAAAGTCCTACATTAATTGCTGATAAAATACATAATGCAATTTCTCCTTTACCATCTATATGACTTATTGGGTCTGTAGGTAAAGTAATCTCTTGACATAAGTTAGACATATAAATTTTATCTTTAAAAGAGGAGTGAGTATTACAATGGTCTATATTCATAATGTAAATACGACCTGTTTCTGCTCTTTCTTTTAAAATTGACATAAACAAGTCCTGTGCTTTTACTTTATGTTTCCATACACTTGTTTTTCTTTCTGCCGTTTTATATATTTCATCAAATTCTTTTGTTCCCCACGCTTCATAAAGTTCTGGTACTTCGTGTGGTGAAAATAATGTTATCTCTTCATCATTAATAAATCTTTCATAAAATAATTTAGATAACTGTATAGAATAGTCTAATTTTCTTACTCTATTATCTTCGCTACCTTTATTATTTTTTAATACAATAATATCTTCTATTTCTTTGTGCCAAATAGGAAAGTGAACGGTTGCCGAACCTCCTCGTACCCCATTTTGAGTACAACACTTAACAGTTGCTTCAAATTTTTTAAGAAAAGGAATGACGCCAGTATGTTGTACTTCGCCACCTCTAATACGTGAGTTGATTCCTCTAATTCTTCCTGCATTGATACCAATACCTGCTCTTTGGGCAACATACTTGCCAATAGCCATATCACTGGAAAAAATACTAGGCAAAGTATCATCAACATCCACCAAGACACAACTCGCATACTGCCTAATAGGAGTTCGTACACCAGCCATAACAGGTGTTGGAATATTAATTTTAAAACGTGAAATAGCGTCATAATACTTTTTAACATAACTCATCCTTTTGTTTTTTGGGTATTGTGAAAATAATGTAGCAGATATCATCATATACATAAATTGTGGCGTTTCATAAATTTGTCCTGTACTTCTATCTTGCACTAGATACTTGTCAATGACTTGTCTTAACCCAGCATATGTAAAAGTATAATCTCTTTCGTGATTTAACCAATTTTCCATTCTATCAAAATCTTTTTTGTCATACCAATTTAAAATTTCTTTATCATAGACGCCTTTGTCTATACCATTTTGTACGTGTTGAAAAATATGTGGATGATCCCACATTTTATGAAATAATTGTTTTCTTAAACTATAGAGTAATAGTCTAGCGGCAACATATTGATAATTTGGATTTTCTAAAGTGATTAAATCGTTTGCTGATTTAATTAAGATTTGTTGAATTTCGTTTGTTGATATGCCATCATAAAATTGTAGACCACTATTCATTTCTACAGAAGAAGCAGAAACTTGCGTTATATCTTCACACGCATATTCTACCATTTGATGTATCTTCTCAATGTTTAGAGATTCCTTACCTCTACCATTTCGTTTCACCACACTAATATTTTCATTCACCATTTTTATTTACACACTCCTAACATTTCTTATAATAGTTTAATTTCGTTAACGCTTCTAATTTGCTAAAGGTATTATTACTTATGATATCTCTCAACTCGCTTATTTTCACTCCATTCATTATCATTTCATTTACATCTTTAAGTTGTACGTCATTTGGCCAGACTACTACGTTATAATTTTTTTCAATTACAGCGTACATCCTTTTTATGATTTCTTTATTACGAGGTTCGTTGTCAAATATATATGTAACTTGGTCACTTGACACTCTTAATGTTAAGTCAGCACCACCTGCTGCTAAACAATTATCTAAAAACAAACTATCAAGTGGACCTTCAACTATGTAAATATGTTTTTGAAAATTTACACGTTCAAGTCCATATACTTTTTGTTTTGTTTCATCAAGTTTAATAGTAATATATTTTGGTTGTTCTTTTCCAAATGCTCTGCCTTGGAATGCAAACAACGTACCAGTTACGTCAAAGAAAGGAATTATTAATCTAGGGTGTTCATAACGTTCTTTAAAAGTTCCTGGTTTCACTTTATTGGCAAAATTGTGAAATTTGTCAACAAAATAAATTATTTCATAATATTGTGGAGGAATCAATCTCTTCTTTACGTACTCCTTTACAGGATGTCCGTCTTTTAACGTACTTACTTTAATACAAGAATCTAATAAATTTGTTTCTTTAAATTTTGTTGGTTTAAAGTCAAATTTCGGCTGGGGCGTGGATGGTGCCGATCCCTTGTATCTCTCTAATAAGTATTCTCCGTATTTTTTGGGATCCAAGAATTTAATGAAATTTGCTAAATTCTGACCCATACCACAATTGTGGCATTTGAAGAACATATCATTTTTTACTCTATAAAGATATGCCCTTGCTTTTGTTTTACTCTTCTGTGAGTCTCCACAATGTGGACACCTAAAATTGAAAAGATAATCTGTCTTCTTTTTAAACTGGCTTAATGCTGAAGAAATAGCATTAATATACTTTAAATCTATATAACTTGACATAACACTATCTCATAATATACACCATAACGCAAAAAAAGTCAAGTCTGCACGGCAAACCTGGTGAAGAAAAAATACCCAGGCTATTTTCCTCGGGTAAAAGGTACGAGTATTCTATTAGCTCATCAACCTAACAATTTCGGAGAAATTGCCAGATACTATCCATCCTATTACTATAGCAGCACCTAATATAATCCATCTATATTTTTCTAACATACCAACTCTAGCACCAATATCGTTTCTTATTGCTTTAATTTCTAATAATAAACGTTTTTCACTTTGTTCTATTTCTCTAGTTAATTCTCTACGTACATTGTCAATTTCACCTGCTCTTTCTTTCAATTTTTCAAATATGACTTCATCAATTTGTTCTTGTCTGCTGATTTTTTCGGAGTGTACTGCGAGCATAGACTTAATAGATGATGATACATCTGTTAATTTATCTATTGCTATATCTAAACGGTTGTGAATTCTATCAAATTCTTCAACGTCTTTTTTGAGTTTAGCAATATCTACTTTTGTTTTTATTCCGTTATTTTCGTCCATTAGAAATCTCTATCTATCCACTTGTAAATACTCCAATTCATATAGAGTAATAGACCCATTATTAACCAAAAATTAATTGTTCCCCAATCCATTATACGTTTCTCCATTGTGTTGGCAACCACCATTCGGTGTACCAATGTCTAAATTGTGCTGGGTGTCTACCTATGATAAAGATATACCAGAAACCCTTTATTAATTCTTTTATTGCTGTTAACCTACTCATTAATCCGTTTGTATGATTGTAATATTTTCTTGGCTGGAACTGCTGCCAATATCAATGTGTTGTGCTTCTTTATCTTGTAAAATTTGAACGTCTGCCTCGTCAGCAGTTTCAATTTTTAAATAAGCACGGTGGTTGTCATTATATCTATTTATAATTGAGTAGCCGCTAACAGACGTATCAACATCAGCGTCATAAGTGTTGCTACCTGTTGTATATCTTCCTGTTAATGTTTCAGAAGTTTTTACATCACCTTCTGTTGTTGTAGTAGTTTGAGTAATATCTCCTGTGGTGTAATTTAATATTTCACCGCTAGTTGTTGTTGTCGTTTCTGATTTTGAATTGTCAACCCATTCTGTTCCACAAGAAGCATTTGCTTTGTCCCAATAGTATCCCCAATTAACACAATCATTTTCATTATCTATATCTGCTAACCATAATTCTAATTCAGCGTCTATGTCATAATCATCCTCATAACTATATTCATCTTCCAATGTTGTAGAATCATCTCCTGTATCATCATATGAACCTGTGTACCACCAACTAGATGTATTGTCATAAAATTTTTGCCAATCTGAATTGGTCCATTCAGAAACATATTTGTCTTTTAAACTTGCCATCTTCCAAGGTTTAGGTTGTCCAGAACACCACTCTGGTTTGTCCCAAGTACCACACCAGCCATACCATTTTTTAAATAATTTTCTAGCTCCTTTTTCCCAACTATCATAATCTTTAAACAATGTCCAATCGTCTTCGTACCAAGCGTTTAAATAATCTATATAACTCTGGTTACACCAAGATGTATCCCAACCATTATAATCACAATAGTTTTCTATTGTTAACGTTGGTGGTCCACCTGCCGCTATGTAATCTGCATTATTATAATATTCATTTGATAAATCAAAATCTTCCCAAGTGTATCCAACAACTGTT